CTGCAACTGCCAAGCAACCTTATAAACGGCATCGGCAATATATCGTCAAGCTTTAACAATGAGACAGAACGGTGGGATGTTTCAGTGGAGATACCGTTTGTATTCGAGTGCGATGGAGTCAATGATAACCAAAGGTTAAGCAATTTAATAAAGGACTTTTATAACAGCCAGGCACTAGCGGATAATGCCAACTTAAAAGTTGTCATTAAAGGCAGACTTGGCGTGACAAACAAAAAGTTATATGGAAGCGGCACATATGCCGATAATTACCGAGTGTTTGAGTTTGGCGTGAGCGGATACTCAGGAAACAGAAGGGTGTTCCTTGACTTCAGCGGCGCGGAAGTTCCCGAGATAAACACAATTGTCGAAGGATATAACTACTATACAATAATAGATAACCTTAACATTCCAATCAGTATTTATGGTTTAAGCATAATTGCCAGACAAACACGAATGCAGGGAATGAGCGGAAGCGGGGCATACCTAACCTGTTTTAAGGGAAATGGGTATACATTAACAGATTGTAATATAAGCTCGCTTAACGAATCTTGGAACGGAAGCTATGCTGTGTCAGGAGAAAATAATACATTTAACAATTGCTCATTCACGGTAAAAGGATCAAATGCGGTTAGTTATGCCATAACCGGGAACAAGGCAAAGGTTGTAAACTGCAAATTTAATTCTCTAAGTGGAGATGTATATACGCTTAATTCGGCTGGCGCATTTGTGCAAAACTGCCACATAACCACAACGGGAACATCTACAACCCAAGTTCAGTGCAATGGGCAGAACGACTGTGTTTTCATAAACTGTACTTTGGAAATCAAAGGCACGGGCACGCTTAGGTGTAATTCGGGAAGCAACTGTTCGTTTATTAACTGCAACTTAACTGCCGAGTCAACAGATGTCAACTCAACAGTCAGCGCAAACCAGGGCAGCAATTGTTATTTCATTGGATGTAAGCTTTCTGCAAAAGGCTGTTATTGGAGCTCAAGCGGTGTATCGGGCAATAGTGCAAGCGGGTGTATACTTATAGCTTGCACTCTAAAGGCAATTACCACAAGAGCAGATGGCTATGCATACGCGGCAAGAGTATGGAACGGAGTAGTAATTGGATGCGATTTGCTTGCGTATGTGCCTGAAAATGGTACGGGAGAGGCGATAGGTTTTCATTTAAACTCAGCGGCAACCAACAGGTGCATCATTGTTGGCTGCAGATTCCTGCAAGCAGCCGAAGCAGGATATAAGCAAGGGCCGTCAATTGTTATTGATGGAACGAGCTCCGGCGGACAGTACATGATAACTAATAATATAATTACGGGCGAAATCAGGACGCATACCTTAACGGGAAGCAATTATGTAAAAGAGCCTAATATTACAGGAGCGTAAAAAATGATATTATATGCAAAATTAGATCCAGATGGATATGTAAACAGCTATTCAGATACGGAAAGCGGAGAGTTTAATACGGCTTTTGAAATCGATGACGATAGTTTTATAGCTTTCTCTGCCTGTTCAGGCAGATGCTTTACCATAGAGAACGGCCAAGCTGTATTAAGCCGGGACATCGATGAATACATAACAAGTCATCGGGGTAAGTTTGAAAAGCTTAAGGAAATTGAACTGCTTAAGAAGCAGCTATTCGAAAGCGACTACAAAGCCATAAAGTATTCGGAAGGGTTCTACACTGAAGAAGAATATGAGCCCATAAGACAAGAAAGAGCGGCGATAAGAGAGCGGATTAATTTATTGGAGGAAGGGTTAATTTGACAGCGATTATAATAAGCATTAGCGCAAGCCTTATATCGGGCGGTGCGCTATTTTTTTTGCAAAGGTATTTTAAGAAAAAGGATAAGCTTGACGAGGAGAGGGACGCAGTCCTTGCGGAGGAAAACGTGCTTATATTAAAAAGCATAAACGCTGTCGGAAAGCTTACCTATGCAAACGCATTGGCAATACGAAACGGGAAGCAGAACGGTCATATGCTGGATGCGTTAAAGGGTTATGAAGAAGTAAATGACGAATTATATCAATATCTTTTAGAGCGAAACGCTCACAAGTAAGGGAGGATAAATTATGGATAAATTTATAAACATCGTATCTGTTCCGGTAATTGCGACAATAGTATATTGGGTTATAAACCTTATAAAATATACCGTTAACAACAGCGAGAAATTCAAAAGGCTGATACCGATAGTATCGGCTGCGCTGGGAGCGTGTATAGGCATTGTGGCTTTTTATGTTGTGCCAGGCGTTGTTCCTGCCGATAACATACTAATGGCAACAGTGATTGGAGGAGCAAGCGGACTTTCGGCAACGGGCACAAACCAGGTGCTTAAACAACTTTCAAAGGATGACAAGGATGAGTAAAGAAATAAAGCTGGCGGTAGCAAATGAAATAGTGTATAAGCTATGGGCAAAGGGGCTGATTTCGGATAAAGAAAAGGACATAATAATAGAGAAAAATAAACAAAAAATTCTTTCATGATTACGCAGCTTTTGTATAGACTTAACTGAGTATTTCTGATATTGTTTGTGCTACCCAAAACCACGGGTAGCATAATTTTATATCAAAAAATAGTCCTATATAAAAGCAGAATTAGGAGAACAAAAAGTCTAAAAGGGTGTTGTAAATGGAGAGAGTATTGAACGCAGCCGCTTATGGCCGTGTGTCGACGAACAGCAAAGCTCAAGAACATAGTTTTAATAATCAGAGTGAATACTGGAACAATACGCTTGGAAATGACCCTAGATATAGATATGTCGGACTGTATGCTGATCAAGGTATAAGCGGAAAAAGCCTAAAATACAGACCTCAGATGCTGGCTCTGCTAGACCTCTGCAAAAAAGGCGAAGTCGATATTATATTCACAAAGTCTGTGCAAAGGTTCGCCCGAAATACAACCGAACTGCTGGAAGTAGTCAGGGAGCTTCGTGAGAAGAAAATCGCCGTGGTATTCGAAAAGGAAGGTATAAACACACTAGAAAATACAAGCGATATGTACCTTACGATTGCGGCAATGGTTGCGGAAGAGGACCTGAACCGCTACGGCGCGAATGTGGCATGGGCGATAGAAGATTCTTTCAAAAAAGGGGATTTAACCGTCATAGGGATACGGTTGTTCGGATACATGACAGTAAACAAAGAACTGCGGATTGTCCCGGAAGAGGCAAAGGTCGTGAGAACAATATTTGAAATGTACGCCAGTGACAAATATAGCGCCAGTGAGATAGCGAGATATCTAAACGGGCAAGGAATAAAAACGACAAACGGGTGTAAATGGAAATCGTCTCAGGTAATGGTCACTATAAGAAACGAAAAATATAAGGGAGAAGTGCTGCTCCATAAATATATTAACGAGAAAGGGGTAACCAAAAAAAACAAAGGCAAGAAAGACCAATACTATGTCGAAAACAGCCATGCGCCTATCGTATCGAAAGAGCTGTGGGAAAAAGCGAATCAAGTGGCGGACAGGCGGTCAAATAAAAAACTTGCCGAAAAAGAGCAGCCTGAATACCCATTCACAGGACTGATAAAATGCGAAAAGTGCGGCAAGAATTACCTGCATAAAATCAACAACAGCGGCACTCCGTGGGCTACGCCGATTTGGAAATGCCACACGCATCTGCAGCATGGCAAAGCGACTTGCTCCAACAGCGGAATAAAAGATATTGTTCTGAAAGAACACTTCATAAATGCTTTCAATGAATTCATCGATGAAGCGCGGTTTGGGAAAGAAGACGGAGCCTTGCAATCCGCAATAAATAAACTCAACCAAGAAGAGCAAGAGCTTATAGCCTTAAAAGTCCAGGGATTAATAAGGAAAGGAGACTTTGAAATAGATAGGGCGGAAATAGTAAGTAAAAGACAAAAACTTGAAAAAGACCTGAGAGCATATCGAAGGGCAAACATTACCAACGATACCGCAAAACGCTTACAAAAGTTTGACGAAGAAATGGTGCGGAGAGTGTTAAAATGTATAGCCATAAACAATTATATGGTAACCTTCGAGTTCTATAACGGAGTAAAAATAAGCCAGGCCTATACAAACGGCAAACCCGGCAATCAAACGGGATGGTTAGATAAAAAACGAGAAAAGGAGGCAATAAATAATGGAAATGGGTTATAATATACAGACGCAGCCTAAGGTGGTAAAGGTCATAAAACGGACAACGGAAGATTTCCAAAGAATTCTTAATGAATCGTTTGTTGACAATCGAATCCCTGTAGCCGCCTATGCTAGAGTAAGCACGAACCACTTAGAGCAGGAGGACAGTCTTGAACGGCAGACCGCACACTACACGGAAAAGATAACCGGAAACCCTGACTGGAAGTTCGCAGGAATTTATGCTGATCCCGGTATTACGGGAACGAGAGCGGATAAAAGACCTGAATTTCAGAGGTTGATTGCTGACTGCAGGTATGGCAAGGTGAAAAGGGTGCTCGTGAAATCCATATCTAGATTTGCACGGAACACCGTCGATGCCTTAAATTACATAAGGGAGCTGAAAGAACTTGGCATAGGCATATTCTTCGAAAACGAGCAGATAGATACCCTGTCAACGGGCGGCGAAGTGCTGATAACCGTGCTTGCCGCTATGGCGGAACAAGAAAGCCGCAATATGTCTACCAACATCAAATGGGCATTCAGAAAGAAGTTCCAGGACGGGGAGATAATGCTTAACTACAAGTTCTTCCTGGGATATACAAGGGATGAGAATAAGAACCTGGTAATAGTGCCGGAAGAGGCAAAAGTCGTAAGAAGAATCTACAGGGAGTTCTTAAGCGGAAAATCCTTGAATGACATAGCCAAAGGTTTGACTGCCGATGGAATAGCAACGCCCGCTCATAAAAAACAATGGCGGGTAACCACCGTACAGGGAATACTAACAAACGAAAAATACTATGGCGCCGCCTTCCTGGGCAAAACCTGTAAGATGGATGTCCTAAGCAAGAAACGAATTGACAGTGATGAAATATATTATGTGGAAAACAGCCATCCTGCCATAATAGACAAAGCCACATGGGACATAGCTCAGGCGGAGATGAAAAAGAGACAGGAATACCGCACCGGAACAAAGACATGCAACGGTAAATACAGCAGCAAATATCCCTTCAGCAAGAGACTTACATGCGGGGAATGCGGCCTGCCGCTGCGCAGGCATGCTCAAACGATAAAAAGGGTATACACCAGGACGTGGGTATGCCCCACCCATAAACTTAAAGGATATGACTACTGCAAGCAAAAGTATGTGACGGAAGAGGCTGTTGAGCGGGCATTTGTCAAGGCGCTGAAAGAACTCATAGGCGATATCGGTGACATAAAGAAAATTCTCAAAGGTAACATTATAGAATCCCTGGACGACAGCATCCCCGAAAGGCTGGAGCGGGTACAGATAGAGACAGAAGACCTGCAGACAAAGATGATAGAACTCACCCGGGCGAAAAGGTCTGGAATTATAGATTATGACGAATGCAACCGCAAGGGGATGGAGCTAGCTGAAAAAATCCGGGAACTGAATAATGAGAGGGCGGAACTGGAGAGCAGGTCGGCGGATGTGCTGGTAGCAAAGAACCGCATAACGGAAATACTTAAGACGCTTGAAGAGATAACCCCCACGGAAAAGTTTGACGGAGAGATGTTCCTGAAGCTGGTGGACGAAGTTATAATCAAGGACGGCACGGCAACCTTTATGTTCAAAGTAGGCATAAACAAGAAAATAAAACTATAAGAAAGACCGGTTACGAGGCGATAATCGTAGCCGGTCTTTTTGCTTTCAGGAGAAAATTACCCCCGTTTTAAGAGTGCCAGTAATGATCGATTACTGCATTCTTGAATTGTTTTAAAAACCCTTATAATCCATAACAAATCGCATAAAAATATAAAAAACATATAGATTTTTTTACCAACAGTGCAAGAATGCAAAAAAAAATTGGTGTTCGGTTTTCTATTTTAGACAGTCCATAAGATTGGCTAAAACGGATACAATGATTGGGTCTAAAGACTTAATTCGTTCGATGACTTTAATGGCATTTGGGTTAGATGGGTTGTCGAACATAAAGAACTCTGAAACAGAGATTTCAAATGCTTCACAAATGACATAAATTGTTTGCATATTGGGTAAGGTGTGTCTTCTTCGCATCTGGTAAAGCGCATTTAGGGAAACACCCGATTCCATACTCAATCGATTTATTGTCCAGGAACGATGTTCAAGTAACGAGTCTAGTCGGTCAAAAAAGTCATTAGTCCATTTTGTTTGTTTGTTCATGACGGTACCTCCTTTGTAAGATTTACATTCTGTTAAGTTAAAATGAAATAAGGCACTCAGACCTTTAAGTGATATAATGGAATTGCAAAACAC